GTGCGGGGATCTGGATTCGGGGTTGTCTTGCTGAATCCGAAATGGAAACGATTCACGATGAAAAACTACCTGGCACAAGGGAAATCCATACGTCAATTGCAGCACAACCTCGAAATGATGATTCTTCTGAGCTACCTGACTCCCACCGCTTCTGGAATTACTTTCGCCAGTAATCAAACTCCCACTTCCAAAAAGGGTAATAACTGAGGCGAGGAAATCGAACGCCGCGCCAGCGATGCGAAGCTCATTCTTGAAACCGCGGCCAAGTATGGCGTGCCGGTGGACATGCTATGGAAGCCATCGGGCTCAGCGTTGACACCGCAAACCGGGCGTGAATCCGGTTCTGCTTCAAAATAGCGAGTGGCTTATCCAGCCCGAGGCGCTCCATGCGATGGCGGCGGCAGTCAGTTTGTTCCGTGAACGCGGCGGCGCGTTGCCCCAGGCCGCACCGTCCAACCCGCTGCTCAGCGTTGAGGACGGTATCGGCACCGTCTCTATCGACGGCCCCATCCTGCGCAAGCCGGATGTGTTCGCCCGCGTGCTGATGGGGGCCACCGACTCAGCTGAAATCGGTGCCGCCCTGCGCGAGGCCGGGCAACGCGACGACATCAAGGCGGTGTTTCTGGACATCGACTCCCCCGGCGGCACCGTGGCCGGCACACCCGAACTGGCGGCGACGGTGAAGTCTATCAACGAGCGCAAACCCGTCTATGCGTTTTCGTCCGGCCTGATGTGTTCCGCGGCCTACTGGATCGCCAGCCAGGCACGCGCCATCTATGCCACTCCATCCGCCAAGGTCGGGTCCATCGGCGTGGTGCAGGCCGTAATCGACAACACCGCCGCACTTGATGCACGGGGGATCAAGGTGGAGGTGTTCGCGGTGGGCAAATACAAGGCGATGGGGGCACCGGGCACTCGGCTAACAGACGATCATCGGGAATTGATCCAATCCAACCTCGCCGAAACCGCCGGGGAGTTCCATGCCGCCGTGATTGCGCGGGGCCGCGCCATCCCGACCGAGGCGATGGAAGGCCAGACGTTCAGCGGGCGACAGGCCGAGCGATTCAATCTGGCGCGCACGGTTTCCGACCGCGCCGAAGCCATGCGCCGCCTGCATGTTCATCAGGCCTCGGTTGACACGGGATCAGGGGCGATGAACACCGCACCCGAAGATCTGCTAGTCGATGCCCGCGCCCAGGTTGAAACACTTCAGCGCGATTACGCCGCCCAGGGCGACTTGTTGACCGAAGCGTCCACCAATCTTGATTCGCTGCGCGGCGAAGTCGCATTGCTCACCGCCGACCTCGAAACCGTCCGCACCGAACGCGACAGCGCCAAAGCGGAAAGCATCACCCTGCAAACCCGCGTCACGGAACTTCAGTCGGCTCAAGCCGATTTTGACACCCGCGTCCAGACCGAGGTTGCCCGCGTTGTCGCCTCTACCGGCACCACGCTTCCGGCCCGCGTCACTCCGGCGGGCGATGCCACCCAGGCCGCTGATCTCCACGCGCAATTCGCCGCCATCACCGACCCGACCGCGCAAACCGTCTTCTGGCGCAAGCTCACGCCGGAACAACAAGCCCTCATTCTCAAACACCAAGCCTAACACCCCGTCATGTCCAACACCCTCACCAACGTCAAAGACATCAAGGTCGCCCAGAAGGCGCTCATGCCCTTCACCGCGAACCTGATGCCCGTCACGTCGTTTTCCACCAACTTCGGCCCGCAGGCCTCCGACAAGGGCGACACCGTGCGTGTTCCATTGATCGGCGCGCCGTCCGGTTCCAGCGACTTCGCCGGGGACTATACCGCTAACGCCGACTCCACGGTCACCACGATTCCCGTGACGCTCAACCGGCACAAGTTCAAGACGGTCCACGTCACCGCCCGCGAGGCGTCCGAGACGGCCATGGACCTGCTCGACACGCTGGTTGCAACCGCTTCCCAACAACTCGCCCAGGACGTGCTGCTCGACATCATGTCGGTCATCACCCTGGCCAACTTTGGCGCTCCCGGCATCACCGCGCTCGCCGCCACAGCCTTCGACTACAAAAAGGTGCTTGGGCTGCGGGAAACCTGCGGCGCGGCGAAGATGCCCGCCTCTCCCCGTTCGCTGGTGCTCGACGCGGGTTACTACACCAACCTGTTGGCTGACGACGTGGTGGCCAAGAGCTTCAACCTCAACCTGAGCGCGCCTGGTGTCACCGATGGGCTGATCAAGCGGCTGGCCGGATTCGACCTCCACGAAACAGTGGTCATCCCGTCCGACCATGCTGAAAAGCTCGTCGGCTTCGCCGTCCACCCGAGCGCGGTCGCTGTGGCCATGCGCTACCTCCAGCCGGTGGCCGACTACCAGCAGGCCGGTGCCGTCACCGATCCCAACACCGGCATGACGTTCGGTTACCTGCGCTTCACCGACACCCGCGCCAACAAGGTGTTCGTCACCATTGAATGCCTCTACGGCTTCACCGTTGGCAAGTCCGACGCCCTCAAGCGCCTCGTCAAACCGTAACCAACCCCTAACCTAACAATCAAAGTCATGCTTCCATTCAGCCAAACCGGCAATGCCGGATCCACCCTGAGCCATGTGGTCGTTCCCGCGGGCGGGCGCGACCGGGTCCGGGTCCAGTATGTGAACGCCACCTCCGACAAGGCGGCTTCGCTGCTCACCTTCAAGGCGCCGTCGAAATCAACAATCGTCACCGCCGCGAGCGCGTCCAACCAGACCGTGATCAATGCACCACCCTATTCCGGGGCGGCGGCGAACGACGTGGTCGTGCTGTTCTCAGCCGTCACCGGCACGGGCATTCGCGGCGTCGTCAGTTCGGCGGATGCCGGGGCGGGCACGATCACGCTTACGGCAAACCTCGGCCTGGCGCTGTCGCCCGGTGACTTGGTTCACCTGATGACCTCCCGTGCTCAGATCCCGGTCGGTGCCGCGACCAAGGAGGCCAACGCTCCCACCGTGTTCGTGGTTCTCGAAGGTCCTGCCCTGATTGAGTTGGACGGCACCACCGCCTGCCGCATCAACCTGGTGGCCGGCGAGTATTCCTGATTTTCCTGCATTGGTATGCTGGTTGGCCATAGGCACCCTCTCCGGGCAACCGGAGGGGGTGTTTGTTTTGACAGCATGACTCAGGCATGGGACTCGAATCGGAAATCCTATCAGACCTGCGGCAGCTTCTCGACGAACACGGCGTGAAAGCGCGGTGGCAGGGTATCGACCTGATCGTTCTCGTCAGCCGGGTGGATACCAAACAGCAGATCGACATGGGCGGCTTTGTGGAAACACCCGACCTCAGCCTGCGGGTGCCAAAGGCGGCATTTCCTAACACTCTTCCGAAATTTGGTGAGCGCATCGAGGTGGACGGCACTGAATACCGCATCTCGCAGGTGTCAGGTCATCCGCGGTCGCCACTTCTGACACTCAGCCTATCCAGCACCGATGAGTGATGGCATCAAGTTCACGGCGAAGCTCAAGGGCGGTAGCGACGTTGCACGCCTGCTCCACCGCTATCCTGAGAAAGTCGGCCGCACGCTGGAGTCACTGGTGAAGCAGGAAGCGCGTGGCATGGCGGTTGAACTGGCACGCAACACGCGACCGTTCGGGTTTTCCGAGAAGGCGAAGCAGCGCGGCGAAAAGGCCGTGGCCGGCGACATCATCAAGGTGTTCGCCTTGCCATCCGATGCGTTCGAGAAAACCAAACCCGGCGATCCCGCCGCCGCTGATAGATTCTGGGCGGACGTCAAGAACCGGCGGTTCTCCCGTGCCGAAAAGACACTCCAGTCATCGAATTCACCGTGGAAACAGATTCCCGTCGGTCGTCTCGATCCGAAGCTCCACCAGCAAAGCCGGACGGGGAAGAACGCCAACGTGAAGCGCAGAACGCCGGCCCAGATCGTCACCAGTCCGAAGGCGCTCAATACCTACATCGCCAAAATCCAGAAGCGGGTCGGGTTCGCCAAAGGCTCGTGGATCAACGCTGCCAAGGCCATCGGCGGGCGGGTGCGCGGCGCCGTGCAATGGGCGACCCGTCACAAACAGGCACCGGGCACGGCCACGGTGAAAACCGGCGACAAACCCGCCGTCACGCTCGTCAACAAGCTCGATTACATCGAACAGGTCACGACCCACACCGGCATCGAACTTGCGCTCCAGGTGGCGGCAGGGCGCTTACGCAAGGC